CGGCTTCGGCCACTTCTTCGGCAGCGGCGGCTTCCACCACTTCCTCGACGGCCTTTTCTTCAGGTTCGTCCACTGGCACTACTCCTTGGCCATACGATACAGCAAATACTGGCCGAAATCAATTCGGCTCCGTGTCTGGTTGGGCTTGGGGCTGTCCCTTGGTCTGCGGATTGCCACCAAACGGCCCAAAGGCCAGATCAAGGCCAAACTGAGCCGCCAGTTCCTTGTCACGCTGCCACTGGCTGAACGTCTCTTCAATGTCGCGGCCAAACTGGCCAGCAACATCGCTCATCGACATGATGCCGTTGTGCATTCCGTCCACGACCGCCGAAATTTCCTTCTGAGGATCGACCCATTGCCACGAACGGCCACGGAAGGTCGAGGCGGTATAGAACTTATCAAAGCGTGTCGCCGGGATCGGGATCAGCCCGAACTCCATGATGTGTTGCAACCAGATGCCGTAAGCGGGCATGACCAAATGCTCGATCACAAACCGCTGGAGCATCTTGTAGGCATCGCGCTCTTCCAGCGCGCCCTGGCGAACCGAACTATACGAGGTTTCTGCCAGATCGCCCGACAGGCTGGCATAGGACACGCCAAGGCCAGAGGCGATGCCGCGCAGGATGCCCTTCTGGAAATCCGAAAAGGCCGTCGCCGGGTGGTTGGGGTCGAACGCCTTGAAGTCCACGCCAGCAGGAAGCTGGTGGAACGTGCCCGGCTCGGCATCAATGATCGGAACCGTGTTGTCGTAATCATCCGCCGGGGCATCCTCGCCCGACTCGGAGATAAAGAAGCCCATCTTCGATGCAGCCATGCGCGCAGCCACCAACTCGGCCTCGCGGTGGGCGTTGAGCATCTTCAACTGGGTGATCGCCGGGGCCATCCACGGCTCGCCGCGCGTCTGCCCTGCACGATCAGGCGAATAGATGTGCAGCATGTTCTCCGCCGGGATGCGGACGGCTGCGCGCTGCGATGCAGCAGCAAAGTCATAGTCGCCGGGGTGGCGAGGCTTGACCCAGTAGGCCACAGGACGCTGGTATTCGTCCAGTTCGATCCCCATGCGGATCTCGTTGCCGCCCTTCAGGCGCTCATTCTTCTGCTCGTCAATCTGGTCAGCCTCTACCGGATGGAAGGCAATACCATGCTTGAACCGGCGGCTTTTGATGACCTGAATAAACGCTTCGCCGTCACGGGCGACGGTTTCAATAACATACTTCTCCAGATCGACCCGGCTGCGCTTGCCGTCCGGGGTAAAGTTGCCCTTCTGGCTGAAAACGGCCCAAGCCTGTTCAATGATCTGGTTGCCAATGGTGTCGAGGCTGCCGTCGGTGTTGCGCGCCTTCACCTGAAGGGCAAAGCCGTTCTCGCCAACCACATTGGTCTTGAGCAGGTTCAGGTAGCGCCGAACGTAGACATCATCGCGGGCCAGAGCGCGCGAGCGGTTCCGCATCGTCACCAGATCGGAGCGAAGCTCGCTGTCTGCGCTGCGGTTGGAGCTCAGGAAGTCGGCAAACAGCCGCCCGACGTTAGCAGCGTGATACGACCGCTTGCGCGCCGGAGCGGCACCAGCCTTTTCCGGCAGGCCCAGCAGATTACGCCATACGCTCATAGGAATCGCACCTTTACAGTCGTCTTAGTCGGCTTGCCCAAGGCAATGGCGTTGTCGCGCCGCTCCTTGACCACTTCCTTGCGGTAGTAATCGCGCCACTGGAGCAGATCGGTAATGCTCATCTTGGAGATCGAGCGCCCCTGAATGGCGTAGGACGAAACATCCTTGTCGGCCCGGCCTTCCAGCAGAGACTCGATCTTGTCGAGCATGATCTCAGCATGTGTGCGCGGATCCGCACCGTTTTCGTCGAGGTCGGCAATCGCCTCAAACTCGCCGCGCTCTACGACGATCCGGTTGCCGCTGGCTGTCTCGGTAATCTCAAGCTGCCAGTGGTAGAAGCCGACCGTAAACGCCGACGAGGTGGCGCTGGGCACCTGAAACAGGTAGTAGCCCGTCCGCTCAATCGCAGCCAGCTTGATTTCTGACGCGCCGCCAGCGGTGATGCGCGCAACATACTCAGCCGAATGCGTAGCAGGCGGATAGGACTCAGCCAGCGCCGTCTTTTTCCACTGGATAAAGTCGCCAACCACTATCTTGAGCGGTTCGCCCTCTGGAGCATTGCTTTCGTCGAACAGGTTAGCCATCAGCCCTCAACGCCAGTTATTCGCAAATCCGCCCTTCGGTCTCGCCCGCTTTGGGCCAACCAGAGGATGCGGCTTCGCCACCTCCTTCGGGGCTGCAACTTCCGCCCTACGCTCCACATTAGCATAAAACCGGCGGACAATGCTATCCATATTCACATTTAATATGTGAAAGGCCGCAATAGCGTAGACGCGAACGTCGAGCGCCTCGTTTCTTGTCCGGGTTTTGACCCAAGTGCGGGTCGGATAGCCCTTGTGGTACTTGATGACTTGCTTTTCCGCCGTTAGCTGCCGGAAATATTCTTCATCGCGTTTTGATGGAAAGTGGCAATAGCCCGGACCCGGCTCATCGATGCGCAATCTGGCATAATGAAGCTCCTTGGCGGTATCTACGCCAATGGCGTATAGCGGCACCTTGCCCACGTTGTTTTTGGATGGCCGACCGACAATGGGCTTGCCCTCGCCGCCGACACCCTTGATGGCAAACACCCGGTGCCCGGCGCGGGTCTTGGCATAGTTGTACACCGCCCGCGTATGGTGGCCCCCAGAGTCAACACAGGTGGCCCGGATCAGCATAGGCTCGCCAATCGGATGCTCATAGGTGGCCAGCACAATCTCATCCAACTGCGCCCACAGCCTCGGCGACGACGGATCGCCATAGAGAACATGGTATTCAATCTGCCATGTCTCTTCGCCAGCGCCCCAACCCAGCACCTCGACTTCCAGCCGGTCGTCCTGAACGTCTACGCCAGCCGTCAGCAGCACAACATCCTCCGGGATGCCCTCATACTCTTCGCGGCGCTGCGCCACAGCATAATCGTCCACGCCGTCTCCTTGGTCCTCCCAAGTCTCGGCAAGGATCGTGTTCACAAAGGTCTTGAGCCGCATCGGATCCTTGCGGCAGGCGAGAAATTCCTCGACCGTATCCACCAGATCAACCCACGGCGAATAGAGAGCGTTGAACCAAAAGCCAGCCGCGCCATTAAATGGCTTGTGCGCGATCCATTGACCCTGAGACACAGCAGCGTGGCGCTCGCTTTCGCTCCATGCTGCGCCGCATTCGTTGCAATGGTAGCGCGCAGTCTTGGGGTTATCGTCCTGCCACTGGACGTTTGACCAGAGCAGAAGCTGGCTATGCGAGCAATGCGGGCACGGCACGTAGAATTTGCGCTGGTCCGTCTCCTCGTAGGCGTCTTCGATCCGGCTCGCTCCCCTGTTGGTCGGGGTCGAGACCTGAATTATCTTCCTGTTCCAGAAAGTGGCGGCGCGTCGTTTGGCCAGAGATATTGGATCGCCTTCCTCACCCGCTGACGGAGGGTATCGATCAACTTCGTCACATAGAACAACACGAATAGGACGAGAAGCAAGGGAAGATGGGCTGTTAGCGCCAACAAGAGACAGAGCGCCACCCGGAAAAACCTTGTGAAGTGTCGTATTATTAGCATCTTTCGCCCTGCTATCGTTGACCAGCCCGCGCAGAGCCGGAGTGGGACGGATCAGACCAGCAGTCACGCGGTCCTTGGAAAACGCCTGCGCCATATCGACGGTGGGCTGCATCACCAAGATCGGGCAAGGATCGTGGTGCATATGATAGCCAATGGTGTTGAGAATCGCCTCTGACTTGCCAGACTGCGTACCACACATCACCACGACTTCGCGGACATTGGGGTCCGAGCAGGCATCCATGATGCCACGCTGGTATTCTGCGCGCGAAGTGTACCACCGGCCCGGCTCAGCCGAGGATTGGCTATCCAGCCGCCGCTCATGGTCAGCCCACTCAGCCACCGACAGGCGGGGCGGAGGGGTCAGGCGCTTCATGGCCCCAGCCAACTGGGCTAGGGCTTCGGCGCGTATGGATGGATCTAGTGCTATCATTATAAACCAACCGTTAGGTTAGGAATCTATATGCCTTATAATTGTTCCACACAACCCAGCAATAGAGCGCAGTCAGAAAACCAAGCCCATAGCTGCCACCATGATCCGCGAAGTGATAGAGGACCAAACCAGCAGCAACACCAATGCCCTTGTAGGCCACCAGTGCGGGAACAAGGCCGATCTGCTTCATGCCCCATGCGACAACGGGGTTCTTTTCGTATCCGCCCTTATTGATGACCAGATAGGTCGTGACGCCATCCGCGATCTGAAGCGCGACAAAGGCGATCAGGAGATAGATCATGCCCACACCCGGTAAGGCACTTCAGGCGGGACGATCTTGATGGCATCGATCTCGGCTTCCTGCTCCTCGGTCAGAGCATTGCAGCGCACGTTGACGTGCCATTCGGGGTAATCCACCGTGATCGGATCGCCGTTCTCGTCATAGCCCGTAACGCGGGTGATCGGGCCGATAACGTCGAGGCTGACACCGGGGGCAGCAACCAGGGCAGTCCGTTCCTCGGTGATCGGCTCGCCTTCTTCGTCCTCGCCGGTCTGCACCGTGAAGGTCTGTTCGTAAGCCAGCCCCGCAGCGAACAGCGCCGCGTTCATGTCGGCTTCAGTCGGTGCCTTGAGATAGAGGTCCACGAGTTATCTCCTTAGGCCGTCAGGGCTTGAAGCTGGGCGTCGGTCAAGCGCGATGGGTAATAGCGGATGGAGCGGATGTGGCCGTTGAGCAAAACAGTTGCGCCTACGCGACCAATTTGAAGCTGATTAACTGTCGGGATCGTTCCGCTGGCATCCGCACCTACCGCAGCGCCATTAACGCTAAAAGCAAAGTCGTTGGCCTTAAAAGCGTAGGCCATTTTATAAGGCGTGTTTGGCGATAAAGCCGAGCCAGATGTCGGGTTGGCTTGCACAACGCCGCCCGTGCTTGTTGCTGCGTAACCAGCAGAGCCAAAGCTGTAAACATAGCTTGCGTTAGTGGTGCTGCCATCAGATAGCGCCACTAGTGTGTTATTACTGGCGCTCACCGGAAAAGCGTATGCAGAGCCTTCAGCCACAAACGTCCCCGCGCTCTGGTTATACCAAGGCGTGAAGTTCGGCCCCGTGATCGCAGCAATGTCAGCCGCGCGCGTCACTTGGCTGGCGACCGTGGGGATGTAGCTGGTGGCAAAGGCTCCGGCTTCTAGCTGTGCGCCCCAGAGGAGGATGCTGGAAGTGCCGTCGCCTGCATACGAGAAGAACGTAGCAAGGTCCGAATTGGCAAGACGGAACACAATGTCAGATGATGCCGTTGCAGTGGCA